AAAAATACAATTTTCTATATTTTTTATATTTTTAATTCAAGTAATATTTTAATTAGATAATATGAAAGTAAATTTAGAACATATTTCTAAAAAATACAAACATTAAAAAGATCTGTATGATAAAAAATTGAACCAAAAAGTATTTGAATTCAAATACTTAAACACATAAAGGATTATAATATTAAATGGATACTGAAATTTTATCTTATAATAATGACACTATAAGAAAAATTGATTCAATCGAATTCGGTATTTTGAGCAGTGAAGAAATATTAGCTATTTCTGCTGTTAATAAAGAAAAAGATGGAATAAACATTCCTGATCTTTATGATAACAATCAACCAAGAAAAAATGCACTTGTTGATCCTCGTCTAGGAACATTCACACATGAACATGATTGTGCAACCTGTGGTTTAAACAATGTGTATTGTGTTGGACATTTTGGTCATGTTATTTTAGCAGAACCAGTATTTCATGTTGGTTATCTAAAAAAATTCCTAATAAAAATTTTAAGTTGTATATGTATTCGTTGTTCTAAATTATTAATTCATAAAAGTGATCGTGAAATTGAAGAAATGATCAAAAATAATAAAGGGAAAGATAGAATGTCAGAGATTAGAAATGCTGTTAAAAATGTCGCATTTTGTTCTAAAGCGCATTTTGGTTGTGGCGCACCAGTATCCAAAATTAAACTGGAACAAAAAGGGACCGGTGCCATTACTCTATATTCAGAAATTAATTTAACAGATTTACCGAAAGAAGATAATGTCGCATCTTTAGATGGAAAAAAGAAAAAAAGTAAACAAATATTAACACCAGAATTAGTATATGATATTCTTAAAAACATTTCTGATACAGATTGTATGATCATGGGTTTTGATCCCAGAAAATGTAGACCCGAAATGATGATTCACAAAATTTTTGCAGTTCCACCAGTTCAGGTTAGACCATCAGTTAAGGCCGATTTTACAGCATCAAGCACAATGGAAGATGATCTTACTCACAAATTAGCAGATATCATTAAAGCAAATCTAAGAATGATTAGACAAAAAGAAATGGATGTTACGAATAAATATGGTCAAGACCATTTATATCTTTTACAATATCAAATAGCATCATATTTTGATAGTGATCTTAATATTCCAAAATCAGAACAGAAAGGTCGACAATTAAAATCGTTATCGTCACGTATGAAAGGAAAACAAGGGAGAATTCGTAATGAATTAATGGGAAAACGTGTAGATTTTAGTGGTAGAACAGTTATTACATCAGATCCAACAATTAGTATTAATGAATTGGGTGTCCCGATTAAAATGGCGATGAACCTGACATTTCCGGAAGTTGTTACAGAACAAAATATCGAAGAATTAAAAAAAGCCGTTGAAAATGGTCGAGATAAATATCCAGGAGCTAATTTTGTATTCACTGCTGAATCAATTGTTCCGGGTCAAAGAATATTACCAATTGATCTTAGATTTAAAAAAGTAAACATAAAAGTGGGTGATATTGTTGAAAGACATATAAAAAATGATGATATAGTTTTACTAAATCGGCAACCTACCTTACATAAACAATCGATGATGGGTCATAGGATTAAAGTAATAGATGATCATACTCTATTATCTCTGAGATTATCGGTTGCTATCACTTCACCCTATAATGCTGATTTTGATGGAGATGAGATGAATATATTCATATGCCAAGGAATACAAACGCAAGTAGAGCTCGAAGAAATAGCCGACGTCAAAAGACAAATAATCTCACCAAAAGACTCACGAACAGTTATCGGAATCGTACAAGATGGTCTTCTTGGTGCTTACAATCTAACATCACCAAACATGAGAATTGACTGGCGTAATGCAATGAACATTATGTCTTATACATCTCTTGATAATCTTACTGCATTCAAAAAAAGTGGAAATTATTCAGGTCATGAATTATTCTCAATGATTGTCCCCCCTAATATCAATATCACCAGAAATTCTGGTGATAAACAACTCGTAATCAAAAATGGAACTTTACAAAAAGGTTATCTGGGAAAAGATCTACTCGGTCATGGCAACAAAAATAATCTCATACAATTAATCTGGGATGCTTATGGCGTTGAAAAAACAAAAACATTTTTAGATAATACACAAGCATTAACTAATAATTTTAATCTATATAATGGATTTTCTGTTGGTATAGGTGATGCTTCCATCAGTCCAGATCTTGAAAAACAAATCGAAGAATTAATCAAAACAAAAGAAAAAAAAGTAGAAGAAATGATCACTGAAATTGAAAATAAACCAGAATTATTAAATGTTGATCTCGCCGAAGCTAAATTATTTGCCGAATATAATATTATCCGTGATGATGTTGGTAAACTTATCTCCAATAATTTATCTATCGATAACAACTTTTCAATCATGATGTACGCCGGAGCCAATAAAGGTAATATCACCAAAATTGGACAAATCAGTGGTTGTGTCGGTCTACAAGCTTTTGAAGGAAAAATGATCCCCAAAAAATTTAATAATAGAACTTCACCCTACTTTTTTAAAGATGATGATAGACCAGCCTCTAGAGGTCTAATTAAAAAATCCTTTGTTCAAGGTATCACATTCCCAGAATTCTTTTTCCTCAATATGGCTGGACGTGAAGGATTAATTGATTCTGCCATTAAAACCGCTGAATCTGGTTATATTCAAAGAAGATTAATAAAAATTCTTGAAGATGCCATGATCCATTATGATGGAACTGTTAGATCTGGTACTAATTCTATCATCCAATTTATATATGGTGATTCCGGTACTGATACAACAAAACAATATGAATATAATATGAAAATTATGGAACTTGGTAACGACCAAATCGCTAAACAACATAAATTCACTCCTCAAGAACTACAAGGTTTAGACTATTCTGAAGATGAAAATAACAAATATTATCAAAAATTATTAACAATGAGAAATTTATTAAGAATATCTCAAATAAAATCACGTATGGATTACATTATCATGAATACTAAATATATGTTACCAATAAATTTATTACGTCTCGTTGATAATGCAAAAAATACTCCCAATAATGAATCATTCGAAAAACTAACACCAAGGCACATTATTTTAAGTTTGGAAGACATTATCCACAACAACAACACACATCTTGTAACCATGAAATTAAAAGATCGCAATGATTCGAAATCAGTCAAATATATCGATGATAGAATAGCAAAAACAGCATTTTCAATTGCTCTACATGATGTTTTGTCACCAAAACGTTGCTTATTAGAATATAAATTCGACAAAAAACAATTCGACAATTTAATTAATGAAATTATCTATAATTTCAATAAAAATATGGCTGAACCTGGCGAAAATGTCGGAATTTTAGCCGCCCAAAGTTTAGGTGAACCTAGTTCACAATTAAGTTGTGAAAAATCAACCCTAATTAGAATCTCTGGTTGTGAAAATTATTCCGGAACAATCGGTGATTTCATCGACAAACTATTAGATTCAAACAAATCTCATGTTATAGTTCTAGATAATAATTCACATATTTTAAACCTAAATAATGACTATAAAATTATTGCAACAAGTACAACTGGATTTACAAGTTGGAAAAAAATAACACAAATAAGCAGACATCCAGCAAATGGTGGATTAGTTAAAGTTACAACTAGAAGTGGTAGAACAACAGTTGCAACCTTATCACATTCATTTCTAAGAAAAACAATTGATAGTATTGTCCCAATTAAAGGTTCCGAATTAAAAATTGGTATGCAAATTCCAGTTGCCAAATATATACCAGAAATAGAAAATCCAATTAGGCATATTTATATTGATGATACCAAATTAGATTTGGACTTCGAATTAGGAAAACTAGCTGGATCAATAATTAATAATTACGATATTCTAAAATCAATGAACAAACAAAAAATTAATAATAAATTCATATTAAAATATTTCAACTTAAATAATCAATATATGAATGGACTAATATTCTCCTCAAATATCGAATTTATTACTGGTATAATAAATGGCTTTCTCGATGAGTATTTAACTACAGATAAATTATTATGTGAAGAAAATGTTAATGATTTATGCGTTTTATTCTCTTATTTGGGAGTTTTTGCAATCAAGAAAAAAATAAAAAATCAATATAATTTAAAAATTCCAAATATTTATCTAAATATTTTAAAAAATAACAAACTAATTGGAATCAAAAATTATGATAAAATTTGTCAAAATGATTTTAAAGAAACTATCCCAGAAATTGACTCAATTCACAAAAAAATTAATAACATACTAGAAACAAACTTTAACGTAAATAATGATAGAAGTACTCTTAAACCTCAAATCAACGAATATAAAAATATTATCAAAACAAAAAATATTAATTCTGTAAAAATTAATTCTCTAATCGAAAATTTAATTAATTGTTATAATTCAAATATTGTTTGGGATCATATTGATAATCTCGAATATTTTGATACTAATGAAATGGTTTACGATTTTACTGTAGCTACAAATGATCAAAAAATGGTTGATAGTTTTATGGTTGATACAGGCATTATTGTGCATAATACCTTAAATTCAATTGATTGGGAAGAAAAAATAACAATAAATAATAATGAAAAAATTAATACAATTTGTATCGGAGAATTAATTGATGAGCTAGTCAAATCTCACAAAACTAAAAAAATTCGTGACAATCCCGAAAATGAAATGGCTGATACCTATTATCTGGATGTCACTGATAAAAATATGTTAATCGAATCAGTAGATGAACATGGGGAAATTAAATGGCGAAAAATTGAAGCAGTCACAAAACATTTGCCAGTTAATAAAGATGGTACAAACACATTATTAAAAGTAACAACCAAATCTGGAAAACAAGTTATTGCCACCAAAGGATTATCATTCTTGACTCTTAAAAATGAAAAAATCATGCCAATAAGAGGTGACCAATTAGTAGTAAATAAATCTAAAATTCCCATTTCAAAAGGTAGTTCAAATTACGAAATTTTAAAAAATACTAAAAAAGATGTATATTTTGACGAAGTTATTAAAATCCAAGAAGTTGAACCAACACATAAATATGTATATGATTTTACAATTGAAGAAACCAAAAACTTTTGTATTTCTAATGGAATTTGTATGAGAGATAGCTTTCATAGTTCTGGTATTGCTGCTATCAGTACTACCACACAAGGTGTACCTAGAATTAAGGAAATATTAAGTCTGACAAAAAATTCAAAAACACCACAAATGATCATATATTTAACTAAGAAATTTATTAGAAGTCGAGATATGGCAAACAAAATTGCTTCATATATAAAATTTACAACAATTGGACATTTAAGAGATAGAATTACAGTATATTATGATCCTTATCCAAAAACAAAAAATAGTTTTATGGAAAAAGATAATGTTACAAAACTATTCGTTCCACAAATTATCAAAGAAGATAGTTGTAAAAATGATTATCTAAAATTACCATGGCTAATTAAAATAGAATTTAATAAAGAAAATTTATTTGAAAAAGAAGTTACACTATTAGATATCAAAAGTAAATTTTGTAATATGTGGGAAAACAGATTTTTAGATAAAACTCTCAAAAAAGAAGAACGCCATGTATTTGATAAAATAAATCAAGTCGCAATATTAAGTAATACGGATTTTGATAGAATTCCCATTATTCATATAAGATTTGATATGCGTGAATTTGATATGACAATTCTTAATAATTTTGTGGATTTTATTGATAAATTTAAACTTAAAGGAATTTCATCAATTATTGATACTGGTATTCCAAAAGAAGAACGTGTCTTATCTTTTGACAATCCAAATTCCAATATGGAAATCAGCAAACAATATCTAATTTATACAATTGGCACAAATTTATATGATATTAGATACTTGTATGGTATTGATATCTATAAAACTATTTGTAATGATATCGTAACAATGTATGAAACATTTGGTATTGAAGCTGCTCGCGCAACAATAATGAGAGAAATTATTTTCGCCTACGAAAGAGCAGCTGCAAATGTTAATATTAATTACCATCATATCTCTTTATTAGTTGACTTAATGACATTTAATGGATATATGACATCTATTGATAGACATGGTATGAGTAAAACAGATGTTGGCCCTTTATCCAGAGCATCATTTGAAAAACCAATAGATCAATTATTATCAGCAGCAGTATTTTCAGAAGTTGATAATATGAAATCAGTATCATCTAGAATTATGGCAGGCTTGGTTGTTAAAGCAGGAACTGGATTATGTGATGTGATATTAGATAGTCATATGATTCAAAATTTTAACCCAATAGATATTAATAATTAATTTTTTTTTATCATCAATTTACATATAGTCATAAATATTAAAATTTAAATGATGTGCCATTATCATTTTACTTTTTGTAACTATAATTCTACCACGTAAATTACCGAAACTAGTCTGATTAAGTATATTGAATTTATCAAATAATAAATTAACATTAATATCATATATTTGTAATCCAATCCCATAATCATCAGATTCTATAGAACCAATACGTTTATTATAACACACATATATTAATTTGTCATGAATGGTCATTGAAAATTGAAATGGTGAGAATTTTTTATCATCCATTAATATTTTTGAGCTTTTTAATAATTCACCATTTTCACTATAAATATTAATATCATTATCACAACTTTTTTTTTCATTGTATACAATAGCATATATTTTATTATCATATGAATTAATAGATAAACATCCTTTATAATCCTTATTTTCACCATTTAGAGACCAAAATTTCTCACACCTATTTTCTGTATTAATAACTTGTATTTTATCATTAAATAATGAACCAAAATATATATTATTATTACTGTATGTAAAAACATATGTTTTGCGAACAGATCTTGTAATTAATGTAATCAATATATTATTGCTACAAATATAAAAAGTATCATTATCAAATATAATCAAATTTTCATTATTCAAATTAAAATTTTTGAAATATCCCGTATTATAATCTAGTAATTTATCAATATTTTCTCTTAATATGAAATTAAAATCTTCAAAATATTTTGATGATTTAATAAGTATATTACGTATGCTATCTATATGTTTTATATCGAAAACGAGATATTCACATATTATTCTAATACAATCTTTCGATATATTGATTTCTTCTATTGATAATAATAATTTATGATATTTGATCATGCTATTTTGAGAATACTAATTAATCACTTATTTTTTAATAATTTAGTGATTTAACTTTCAATTTTTTTTAATATTAAA